CATATTACTGCTAGTGATGAATTTAAAGAAGAAAATTTATCAGAAGCAGAAAATATTACTGATACTATTTTAATTAAAATTTTAGAAAATAAAGCGCGCTTAGCGTTATTAGAAAATGGCTTTTTCACTTCTAATAACAAATCAGGAATGCATAAAAGCAATGAATGTGTTGATTTTACTGCGGTTTTAGGAGAATAAAATGTCAAAGAGTCTAAATAAAGTATGTCTGATAGGTAATATCGGAAACGATATAGAGTTAAAGTCTGGTAATGATTGGTATCTATGCAATGTATCTCTTGCAACGTCAGAAGAATGGAAGGACAAAACAACTGGAGAAAGAAAACAAACTGTCGAATGGCATAAAGTAGTTTTCTATAACAAACTAGCGCAAGTAGTTGCTGAATATCTTAAGAAAGGATCTAAAATTTACATTGAAGGTAAGTTAAAAACCAAAAAATACACTGATAAAGCTGGTGTAGATAAATATACAACCGAAATTATAGCAGATCAAATGATTATGCTTGACTCTAGGCCAGAATCAAAACAAGAATCTAAAGAAGATATGAGAACGCCGTCAAAACAGATTGAAGACGCGCCGTTTCAAGATGATGATATACCATTTTAGGAAAGGTAGTTCAAGTGGTTAAAAACGGAAGACTGTAAATCTTTTGCTTAGGCTTCGTAGGTTCGAATCCTACCCTTTCCACCATTTTAATAATAAATAGGAGAAAAATAAATGTCATACGATACTAGGATTTTTAAATGTCCAAAATGCGGATATGAATGCAAAGGAGAGCAGTTAAAATATTATTTATTAAAAGAATATTGTATTAAATGTTTCAGCAAATGGGTTGAAGAAAATATTCCAAAAATGTTTGAAAAAAAAGGAGAATAAAATGTTAATTTTAACAAGACGTATTGGCGAATCGATAATAATAAGTGACAATATTTCTATAACTGTATGCGGTATTAAAAGCAATCAAGTTAGAATAGGAATTAATGCACCAAAAGATATTTCTGTTCATCGTGAAGAGATTTATCGTAGAATTTTAAGAGAAAGTAGTAACGAGGAGAATGTAGGCAATGTGTGATGAAAGACATTTTTATGTTTATACAATAGAGGATTCCAGCGGTAAAATATACGTTCAATCTTCATCAAGAGAAGGTATTAAAGAAAAAATTAAGCAAAAGACTGGAAAATATCTATCAAATATGGATTTAGACTTGATTGAATTTAATTCTAAATATGGTTATTCAACAACTTTGGAGTAAAAATGAATCATAATTTAAAATTTTGGTCTAGATATGGGGCTTGGTCTGGGTCTGGGTCTGGATCTGGATCTGGATATAGGTCTAGGTTTGGGTCTTGGTCTTGTTAATAATAAATTGGAGTAGAAAAATGACTGAACAATTTTGTATTTTAAGTGAATTGATAAAATCTTTAAAAGAACATGGAAAAGATAGCAAAGATATTATTAAACTTGGGGTTCAAACTGAAAATCATTGTTATCATTTATCTGATGATAAACAGAAAATATTAGCAGACAAAATAACAAGAAAATGAATAAAAACATCAAAACAATAGCGATATTCTTCGCAATACCATTTTTAATAATGGGATTTTCAGTTGAATATGCTTTATGTTATGAGCTATTTTCTTTGATTACTTTATTTTTAATTAATATATGCGATTAAAATATTATCTTCAAAAAGAAACGATGATAACCATGCTTAATTCGCTTAAAAACAAATTAGGCATGGATTTCTTGGCTAAGGAGCTTAAATTACCTTTACGCGTCTTAAAACACGTTAAAGCTAAGCATTTTTATGATCGATATGCTAGAGTAATAAATTATCGTTTGATTGAACTTTATACTAGAAATTGTAAATAGCGAAGATAATCACAAAAACTGTTTATATTTGCAGTTTTTCTGCAAAAAACCATGATTTATGGTAAAGATAATCAAAAATTTGAGATCATATGATGAATTATAAAAGACCAGACATGACAATTAAAAGAGTTATTGTACATACTACGATAGTATGCTTAGGGGTTTCGCTACTAACATTAGATATTAATCTTTATTTATCAATGTTAGGTAGTGCAATAATTGGCTTTATTTCAGTACAATAGGAGAAAACAATGACAGATAAAACATGTAAGGAATATTCCTGTGATGGTTGCTCTAAATATGATTTTTGTCATGTTAGTGGTAGTCTGATAGTTAATGGCGTAAATAATAGTCAATGTACTGGTTACGAAGAATCTAATTTAGAGAAAAGATTATGCAAAATAGAAGAAATCATCGGACAAGACACTTACTCACTAGATGAAAGACTAGATAAGATAGAAGACGACATCTTTGAATTATATTTAAAAATAACTTCTCATTTGGATCCCCAAATTGAACAACTTGGAAAACAACAAAAAGACATCCAAAAGATACAGCCAGATTGGAACTATTTAGAAATTAAAGAAGGAAAATGTTTAAAATGTGGTAATAAATTGGATGTATCAATTGGTCCTATATGTTGGAATTGTTGCAAACAATTTACTTCAAATCAATACAGCTTAAAAACAGGAGAATAGAAAATGATTGATTTTTTAAAATATGCGTTGTCATCTTTGCCGATATTATTGTTATGCTTATGTGTTTATAATTTATTTAAAAGAATTGAGATAGAAAGCAAGAGACTAGATATTGTTTGTTTTAACTTAAATAAATTAAAGGAGAATAGAAAATGAAATATGAATGGTTAAACAACCATACAATTGTAACAAATCCAGAAGAGACAGAAAAACCATGTTATGAATGCGGATATTGCCCATATGGCCAACTTGTAGAAGAATTTCCTTTAAGAGAAGAAAGAGACAAATTCTCTTGCAAAGTATTTGGGCATGACTGTCCGGTTTTTTATCATTATGAACCAATAACAGAAGGAGAATAGAAAATGAAGAAAATAATATTAAGCATCCCATTGATAGCTTGTCTATCAGGATGTTCTGTGTTTATGGCTGCAAATAAAAGTGGAGTTGATCCAGAACAGATTATTAACTGCTCCACTAGAAGTTGTTTAATAGCTTCTGGAGCAACACCAATTAGAAAGATATCAAATAACGAAGAATCTTTTAAAGCTCAGTTACCTAAAGGATCTACTTCTAGAGCTGTTTTAAACGGTACTCTTGACGTATTTACTTTAGGATTATGGGAAGTTGCAGGAACGCCTATCGAGGGCTCTATTGATAATAATAAATTCTTTACTTTTAAGGTTAAGTACAAATCAAATGGTGAAGATATAGAAAGTTTGGTTAAATAATGTTATAATTAAAGAACATCCTCTTATTTGTTAACTTTAAGAGAACCCAGTTACTCGTGCGCTGGGTTATACTCATCTACCTTTAGTGTAGAAAGAATATTCGAGATCGTTGCTGCGGTCTCAGCTTTAAACTATTTCAGGCTAGGAGAATAAAAAATGACATTATGTAGAAATTGTACATGGTGGAAAGATGCATTAGGAAATATTTGTTGCCTTGCTTTAAATAAAAAGTTTATGGAAACGACATGTTTAGCATTCAGTTCTATATATTATAACAAGTCTAATTATACCTAAATTAGACCTATTCTATACTTAACTATTTTATTATGAAAAGATTCATATATTTAAAAGACGAAATTTGTTCAGATGTTTATGAATTTGCTTTTTATTGTACTGTAAAGGATGAATTTGAAGAATTTAACGGTTGTCAAACATGGGATGACATTAAAGTTTTTGAACAAGATATGAGAAAATCAGGAGAACCAGAAGAACAAATCCAACGTAGATTAAATTTGATCCCTAAAGGAATACGTCTTGGGGTATGGGAAGAATCAACAATATATGAATAAAATAAATAGCGACCATAAATTTGAATGGGCGGATTATGAATTAAAAGAATTTATGGATAATATCGATACTTTAGATGTAGAAAAAATGACTAACGAACAGAGAGATTTTTGGGAAAAACGCATAAAAGTTGATGATGAATATACTCAAGCTATGTTTGAGATTCATAAATCTGGGGTATGGAGAGATTTATTTAAACATACTCTGTAACAATCTTAATAGCATCATCTAAACTCTTTGCTATTTTATACTGATAACCGCGCGATAATGCCGTTTTTTCGAACTCTTTTTGTTCAGGTGACTGTTTCCCTTTCTCAGATTTGAATTCCAGCCAAAGACCGTGAAATTGCCTATTAGGAACCATTAAGAATATATCTGCTACTCCGGATTTGGCCCCCATTTTCTTTAACTTATTTCCCTCAGGACAATACCATTCTCCACGCTTATTTTTTACTTTAAATCTAGAACCACCATTCGGAACGTGAAATATCGAATCAGCTAACGTAGGTTTAAATAGATTAAACCAAACAATAAATGATGCCTGAATATCTGCTTCTGATGGATTTATTTTCATTCTTTTATCCGATCAATTGACATTTGAGAAACTCTGCTTCTTGCATCCAATACAATCTCTTAATTTATCTATTTTATCGTTAATCCTTGCATTACTTTCGATATTTTCTCTATGCTCACGATCAAATCTTAGATCAACACCTTCAAATCGTTTTTGAATATCAGTTCTCATCGCAGTTAGATCTAATCTAAGTAAATCAAAGTTTTTTTGATACGGGCGTAAAATTAAGTACATTAAAGAAATCAATGATATTATTCCGCCAATAACTTCTAATATTTTATCCCAAGTTATCATTTAACTAATAACCTACTAATAAAGTTTTTAACTGGCTTATATATTTGGCTTAATAAACCAACAAAAATTAGAATTAACGCCGTATCGCACCATAGCATTGATCCTAGTTGATTTAAATTTATGTTAAAGAATATCGACATTCCATATTCAACCAGCAAAACCACGGAACCGATAGCTAAGCACAAAGAACTTTTTGTCTTTAACCAGATTGACATAATTGTAAAAATAATGCACAAATACATCACCATATGACCAGTTATATTTAAAACATGTTCAATTAATCCGGGATAGATTAACGCTAAAACATACTCGCCATAAATAATTGCAGCTGATACGGCAAATAAAATTGCTAAAAATTTTTTTGTTGTCATATTTACCTTTACATTTTTTATCTTTGTAGTATAATTACCTCAATATCTTTCTTACTCTCCTATTAGAATTGATATTATTTTTGGCGGTAAAAACCCAAAATTTCTATGAGAAATAAATTAAAATAGCTTAATAAGTAATTATTAGGCTATTTTTTTATCCGTTATTAATGCATTTTTTAACATAAGTTTGATCGTAATTATCTATTTGTCTTAGTGTCTCTTCAGACATGCAATAATTTACTTCATCATCTGTTACTTTCTGAGAACAATCTAATTCAGCATTAGTTATTGTTATTGGTGTTGCCCACAAACAAAAACTATCAGCTACGGGTGAAGCGACGCAAGCGATCACGAATCGTGCTAATATTATCACTACGACGCAATACATTATCTTTTTTAACATCTAAAGCCTCTTTTACGCTATTATTAAGTTGTTCTGTTTTTTCTTTCTCTTTACCTTTATGTATTCCCATAGTATAAAGAAAAATCACCGCAGTAATTAAACATAATAAAATCAAGCCACCGCCGATTAAATAATTAGCTATCATTTTTATTCATTCTCCCATGTTTCCAATACAAAACATTTTCAACAGTTGTCATTACACCATTAGCACCAGTCAAACCGCCAATGATTGCCGCGGCAACTAATGCCGTATCTGGATCTGCTATTTTATAAAAAAAAGAAGTAACATATAAAGCAAGAATACAAATAGTAAAAATCCACGAGTGACGATTAAGCCAGAGTCTTTTGCTACTCGGATTACCAGCAGCATCATTTAAATACTGACTATCAGGTAATTTTGTTTTTTTCATAATAATTCCATAATAAAACGATTCTTTGCTTTTTCAAAAGATACTTTTTCAACATCTTGATAACATTTAATCATAAATAAACAAGAACTTTCACAAGCATCTTTTGCTTGTTTTGTCTTACATTCTCGACCGCAATATTGGCAAATAAACTCTTTCATGAATATAGTCTACTTAACCATCCTTTTAAATATCGAGGATTATTTAAAGATTCATAGTATTTTTCAACTTCTTCGCGAAATTTATGCAATAAAATTGTCGCGTCATAATTATTTGTGTAAAAAATAGTTTTTTCACCCATTTTCCCGTCAATATTAAACTCATTTCCAAGATCATATAAAGCCATTTGCAGACATTTAATACTATGAAAACAACCAATATTAACAGCTACGTCAAAAACCTTATTAGCGAGATCTTGAGAATCTATTTCATCGCCTTTTATGGGAACCCAATAACCGTTTCGATAAATCTCTTTAGCTTGATCCAGAGTTAGATTTTTTATATCTAATTCTGGATAACTTCTTTTAGAAATACCATATTTTGTTTCGCCTCCACTGTCATGAGGATCATTTACAAAACCCCCTTCGTTTTTTAATGTAATTTTTAAAGCAATATCAAAGGAACTCATGATTTACCTCTTACTTATTGTGCAGTGTTCCATTGGATCGTACTATTATAAAAACCAAAATTATTAGTACCAGGATTCCAATCGCCGGTTATCGGATAAGCGGCAGTTTTCATGATTGATATATTGCCGCTAGTATCTATAACCGCAGAACCCCAAGAACCTATGTCAGAATAAATGCCAGAAGTATCAAAAGCTGCAATAGCACCAATGACAGATACAACAGTGGGTCTAAAAGCGGCTGGTATAACGCCAGTTGCTGCTATAGATCCTGCCGTTGAACTATTTCCAGCAGCTACCCAATACCTTAAGGACATTGTCACTGTATTTGTAGCCATATCTTTGCTTAAAAGAATAATAGTTGTTGGAACACTATTAGTCGCAGCACAAACCCATGTACTGACTGATACCGATTGAATTAGTTTATTGTTTAAATAAATAGTTCCGGCGCCACCAATTGTAATACTACTAGCAATTGTAGACGTGCAATATATAGTACCTGAATTAGCATATAATTCACCTCGCATTCTATTGGCATTAACCCAAACAGAACCACCATTGCTATAAATGGTGTAATCCGTGGTATTAGTATTTCTAATTGTATTTGCTATTACTGTTAGAGTTCCGGCAGTTATACTAAACATCTTAGTCGGTGACCCTGAACTTAACGGGATAGCTGAATTACATTGTACGTAAGCATCACCGCTTCCTGACATTAATATACCACCCGACCCGAAACCATCACTCGGAGTAGTGGTCATCTTATCAAAATACAAACTTAAACTTGTGGTTGTAGTAATAATTTGATAACCCGTACTATTAAGCGTTGCCAAAGGCGCATGAAGACTACCATAAAAAGTAAATTGATCTACGAAATTATAAGTGGCGGCGTCTAGACATACCATTCCATAAGTAGCGCCATAGTAATAATTAAGATAAGAAGCTACCGCGATACTGCAAATTGGATCTTGTATAGTTTTGCCAGTTCTTCTAATCCATTTGGTATTTGTAGCGTCCCAACTTATTTGTAAGGGGCCAGTAAATGACATTCCAGTATTAGTTTTTGTGGCATCATTATCGGTTATGGTTACTCCGCTTGGGACAACATAACAACCTTTATCTACAACAGCGGCAAGAGTTGGGAAATCTGCGGCCACATTTATCCAACCTGTACCTGTAGTGTTTAAATAATTAGTTACATGAGCTTCAGTATTATCAGTGCCAAATCTAGTAACGAATATTGAATTATAAGTTTGCTGTTCTTTCCATGTTGGAGCCGCGCCGTTAGTACCGTCACCAACCATTTGTAAAAACTTAGGAATGATAGTTGTATTTGGAGCAAGCTTTTTTGTAACTCCAGCGCTATTGTAATAATCTAGTTCATATTTTTGTCCTGCATCATAACCACATCTTATAGATAGCGTAGTACTTGGGTTAACAATTGGATTTGTCGATCTACCTATAATAAGATCACCCACCATTCTTGCCGTTATAGTTGAAGCATTGAGCACTCCTATTCTTCCGTAAACTTCTGGGTTTGCACCTCCTGTACCATCAGTAAAGTTGCCTAAATAATCTAAATCTACATAATACACACAATAATAGCCTATTGGAAAAACTAAAGTACCAAGCGAATTGGCTTTAATATAATATGTTGAGCCATTAAATACACCGATCTGATCTAAACTACGAACATTAATCCAAGAGGTAATGAGCAATGCAGTACTTATTATTTGCCCAGAAAAGTGAGCATTTGGAGCATTCAAATAAACATATCCCGCCGGAACAATAAAATCGCCTAAGGCATATTCTCCAGCATCATAGCAACATAATGTTATAACATTTGTCGATGACGGCGTTCCAAAAGCTGTAGCCGCTAAAGTCCAAGCTGCTGTTACAGTCAATAATCTTGTTTCCCAACTTAAACCATTATTGCTATCATTGCCGCCTTTGCCAAAATAAATACATTGAGAACTTGCTAAATAAGGAGCGCGACTAGTATCGCTTGGGTGTATATGATCTGCTCTAGCAATAGTGCTTAAAGCTCCTACGCTTACTGAACCATCCATCTTTATATTAGATGTAGACGTCTCAAAACTTTGATTAAACGCTGTATTTGTCGAAACATCCGAAACATTAGCCGTTGATCCAGTAGCATTGCCTTTATATGTATTTGCGCCTACTTGAGCAGCTTTAGCATTAGTAACAGCATTATTTGCTATAGTTATAGCGCCTGTACTTGCTAATGTTGCATCAGAACTCATGCTTACTGGGGCATATGCTGTGCCGCCTGCATTGCCTACTAATATTTGACCTGCTGTTGGAAGTGTATTTGGGACAATTGCTGCTTTAGTTTGTGTATCATTTGTTACATTACTTAGTCCAACATCGGTAGATGTTACCGTTCCCCAAGCTGGCGCACCAGAAGAAGTTTGCGATAAAAACATTTTAGTTACTGTGCTATTAGGAGCAATACGAGTTAAAAGAGCAGTCGCAGCACGATAATACATATCTCCCGTAGCATCAGAACCCAATGCCATGATGTTACCAGCTCCTGTAATATCCGTGTTAACTGGCATATATCCTGTGCCAGTCGGAGAAACAGTAACAGTATTTTTACTATAAATAGTTTTAGATGTTCCTGTCGCAACTGAAACTCCAGATGCAGTAGCGATAAAATTATTAGCAACAATATTTACTCTAGTTGTTCCGTCAGCACCATTATCACAAGAAATTGCTCCGCCAGTACCGCCATTTGTAATCAAACAATTAGCAACTGCTAAAGTTCCGCCAATTGTCGAAGTAACTAAATACCCTGATTTACTGGTATTCATATTAATATCTTCCAAGAAGATAATACCACTACCTGTAATCGTACTTGTGACTGTACATGCTATCAATAATAACTGTGCTGCTGCATTTACAGTTATGACACCACTTAATAGTGATATACTCTTGGCATCAACTAGACTTCCGTTTAATGTTAAATTACCAGTTATCGAGCCACCTTGAAATATAATACGACCTACCGAAGTAGATGAGAAAACCACATTGCCGATAGTGTTTAAATCATAACGAGAATAATTAGCGTTAGGAAATGTTATACCGGCGGCAAAAGTTATTGTTGAATTGTTACCATAAAGAGTAATAGGAACATTCGGCATTGTAACCGCCGAAGCTTCTGAGTATGTTCCTGTAGCTAAATATAATGCGAAACCAACTGTAGGCGATCCCATTGCCGCTACAGCATCAGATAATGTCTTGTACGGCATTATCTCAGTTCCATTAGGGATATAAGTATCAGTTCTATTGCCGTCTACATATATCATATGTCCAGATTTTACATAATTAGGGCAAAATATTGTACAAGCAATATTTCCATTAGCTGTAATGGTTGGATTATTATTACAATAAATGCTTCCGACTGTAACAGGACTTAAAGTAATTGAACCGACATATTCAAATCGAGCATAAACATAGGCTATACTCGAACTATTGTTATCTCTAAAAGAATCGCAATTTTTTACATCGATATAAAGCGTTGGTTGTGCAGAACCTGTAATTGATATACCAAAATATGAGGGGTTTGCAATAATTCTTTCTGCGGTTATATAGATTTGATTACTATTGTTAAAATAAATTGTATGCGTAGTTAAATCAGAAGCACCAATAATTTTAGCATTAATAGAACGATTTCCCGAGGGATCAAAAATACTATACGCTAAAGTCGCCTCAGGAGCATATATATCAATGTATTGAGTTAAACCTAGATTAATTGCTGAACTTCCACCCGAACCATAATAACCAGCGTCAAAACAAATACATGCAACTCTATTAGTGGAACTTGGAGTTCCAAATGCTGTTTGAGATAAGGTGTAAGCGGATGGAAATGTTAATCGTCTTGTTCCCCACGTCAACCCATTATTATTATCATTACCACCTTCACCCCAGTAAATAGCATTTGAACCAGCTAAATATGGAGCTTTTGTATCTACATATGCTGTAGTAGCTAGTTTAGTTGAATTATCTCCGGGGCTCTGAGTTGTAGTAGTAGTACCATTTGGTAGCGGAATAATTATTAATTGAGCAGAAGTTGCGCCATTCGTATAAACAATTGATGAAAACCCAGAAAGAGAAATTACATCGGTCGTTAAGGTGCTATGTATGCCGTCTATAGTTAACGTACCTGATGTCTCACAACAAGATAAAGTAGTAGAATTTATAACCCCTGAAGTATTACCCGATACAGTTAAATTATTTATCGAAGCAGTATCAAATGAAGCATTTGTATTCGCAACTGTAGCATTTAAAATAAGTCCACCTTGAAAAATAGCATCATCTGAATTAACTGCGCCACCATCAATAGTTACTAATCCAAAATAAACCCCATCCCAAAAATCAAACTCGTCTGCTCCTGCCGCACTTCCGCCATAAGTTCTGCCGGTACAATTAACGGCACCATTTACCCAACAAATACTAAAATCAAATACTGCTGATTGGGAACCAGAGTAACCGCTAAGAACTCGTAAGTCTAAATTTATGCCAGTAGACCCACTTAAATAAAAATTCTCAAAACCAGTACGACTGTTATTTGTCGACATAGAAACATCAGGTACTACATGACCTGAAGATATAGTAACTCTTGTTGTTTGTACCATATCACCAGCAGCAAATATATAAGGTTTTAATACCAATGTTGTTTCTGTATGCTGCCCAGGAGAATAATACATTAAATAACGATTAGAATTTGTACCTGTTAAAGTAGATGATGCTCCATCATATGTTGCAAATGGCATCGCTATACTTCCTATAATACCTGTAGTATCATTTCCTGCTTCATCAATCCATGCTTTGTTTGATTCACCAATCGTAGATTGTCCTAATTGTCCTAAACCATTAGCTACAGGGATAGTGCCAGTAGTATAAGCGCCTTTAGGATAAAATTTACCATCCGCATAATTTTCAGCATTAGATTGCGCAGCAGATGCTTCTGCTTTTCCTAAAATTTCCCACGTTATACCATTCCAGTAACTTTCATCACCAACAATAAATGATAATCCTGTATTTGTTTTAGTAACATCATTATCAGTAACCGCAGCAGAAAATCTATATAACCAACCAACTTTTACATTAACAAGTGTTGGAAAATCAGCAGCAATAGCAATAACTCCTCGATCATTCAATATTTTTTTTAAAGAATTTACATTTTGAATTCTTTTATTAATTCCACCTTGAACAATTGTATCAAGATCGGAATCATTTACGCCTGTTGTTTCTGGTAAACCAGAAATTTTAGAATCAGTCATTTTAATTACTCCAATAAAATATATCCACCATCTTCTAGTAGAAAATTATCACCAGTTTCTAGCAATAAATTAGATACTTGATCTGATGGATTCCCAATAAATAAATCATTTAATTTAACATTATCCATCAAATCAAATAATGTAATGGGATTTAATAAATTTAAATTATGTATTGTTGCCATTTTTATACTTGATAAATATCTGCATTTACATTTACAGGATTAGTTGATCCACTAAATACAGCTCTTAATAACCAACCATGACATAATGGATAAATCCCCACATTAGCATTTGCAGTAAATGCAGATGGCGAACCATTGTAAGGAACATTAATCCACGTAGTTCCAGCGTCTGGGGAAACTTCTATTGCAATTGAACCACCGCCAAAATTACTACCCCAAATAGAAATACCTTTAACTCCGCCGTCGCAAACATAACCATTGCTTGTTGTATCAACATTTACATTATTTAATAATCTATTAGAATTACTTGGAATTGTCATAAATACCTCTTAAAAATTTATGGGCTAAATGGAACAGTAGGCCATCCGGTTGTAAAATTATAATGCTGCACATCATAAATAGTTGTTAATGCTTGTATGGCTTCATAATGTGTGTCATATACTAATCTACATTCATAATGCAATTCTTCGATTAATGGAACTAAAGCTTGTAAATCAGATAAAACTAATGATCGATGAATGCCGTTGATATCTTTTACATAATATCCACTTGGTACGGCAGTTAAATAAGTTGAATAATCGAATTCACTTTCCAATTGAACATAAGATTCTTGGTCTGAAGGATAAGTATTAGCAGAATAAATAACTCCACCATTTCGTTTAGTAAAAAAATAATTTAACAATTGAATTGATGCAGTTTCTTTTGCCGCATCTAATGTTGGTGGCGTATTTAAATATGCAGCATAAGCAACATCATAAGTAGTTTTGTTGGCTATATATAAATTGCCAGCCGTCCAAGGGATTGATAATTTATATTCGTTTACACCATCATATAAATTATGAAATTCTCCAGGTTTATACCATTGCCAAGTTAAATTAGGCGGATTAATCGGCAATGAATAAGCTGATTCTTCAGTTTGAAACCATGCCAACGGAAATGCGGACATACTTCCTATTAATGTCCAATATTCTCCGATAGTATGACCTGTAGTTGCGGCAAATCTTATCGAAATTCCATTTGATAATAATTGATTGCCACCTGTAATAACAATACCAGTTGCAACCCAGGTTGAACCTCCATCGGCAGACCATTTAAAAGAATCTGGCGTAGTAGTTGTATCTATTTGAATTTTAAAATTTAATGGATCTACTAAATATCCATTTATAGCCATATCATTTAATCCAGTTCCTATAAATGCAAGCGCATAATCATTAATATAAATTATATTATCGGGACTATGTCTAAATTCTTTGTAATATATTGTCATTTTTATTCTTCTTATAATTTTGCGTGAAAATAAAGGGATATTGTCGGTTGTACAATACTAAAAGATGTTCCACTTCCAGAACTACTAGTTGAAGGAGTTCCAGATACGGAGGAGTTAGATGATCCGGGTGTTGCCTGATTGTTTACATAACCGCTATGAACTGAAAATGTATGTGTATGCGGCCCATTATTAGCGCTATTTAATGATGCAGTGTTTGATCCTAATGGAGCACCTATAGTATTCATTTGATTAGCTAATACTTTTCCTACGGTATATAATAATTGAATATTTTTATGAGCTTCCCAATCAGATTCAGCTGAACCACCTCTGCCAATAGGAGACACAGGTGCATAAGCATCTGATATATTATTCCATACTGTTATAAATAAATTTTGACAAGCAGCGCTAGCATATGTCGCTCCAGAAGAAGCATCCCCTATAGTCTCATCCGTCATGACTACCCATCCTGGCATTGAAGGAGCTATTGAAGCCACAATTGTACCAGTTGGTATTTGCGATGTTGCTATTATTTGCGTGTAATTCGCTGGATTTAATATGAAATATGATGTAGGCAAAGAAGCAATATAAATAACTTCGGTAAGATAACCAGGTAAAATATCATTAGGTGCCAAATCTATTGGTGAATACATGTTGCCTTTCCATAATGGCAATGATGCCAATCCATTGATAGATAAAGTCGATGCCCCTGTATTATAATTACTAGGAAAAAAACTAAATTTAGATCCAGTAATATAATTAACGGGAGCTTTCATGCTGGCTTGAGGATTTAAAATAAAATTATTTATAACGCCTGAATCATAAAAATAAGAACCAGCAACAGCATACATGCTAGCAGCTTTTGATAATTGATAATTATCTGAAGCGTTTAACGTTTGGCCTGTATCTGTTACAATATTTTCACATTCTGCTTGACTAGGGTTCCATTCAGATGCATCAACTGTATCACCATCGACTTTTGTCGCAATATCTTTCATGTTTTTTACCAAAAAAATTATTAAAATAATTAATTTTTTGTGGTAAAAACCACTAAAAGACAACGGAAATTCCGTCTTATTGATACAGTTTTTCAAAGGAAAAAAAACTGTTTTGAATAAATTTAACCTAAAAATTTATAAAGAATTTTTACATTTGCGGGTTTTAAATGTTCGTATAAACATTGTATTAAATTAACTCCGGCTCCCAATGTAAATGGCAACGTTAAAGGAAATACATTTGATGGTTTTGGCAAATCTAAAAATACTATTATAATTGTAAATCTAGATGTTTTTCCAGTTCCTAAAATAAAAGGAAGTGTAAAAGGCAAAACCATATATTTATCGCCATGTTCAATAGCAATATTATAACCGAAAAATCTTGCTAAATCTATCCAATCTTTTTCAGTAGCTATATTCATTTTGGCAAATTTAGCAACACATTGCAATTGTCGTTGTGTTATTGATACTGTATTTGAAAAACAATCATCTGGAATACCTAAAGCGTTTTCCCATTCTTCAATAAGATTATTTGTTTTACTTATATTATATTCTTGTGATAATTCATATAAAATAGATTGATCTCTCCCAAATTCAACCGCTAAAGCGCGCATCAATTTATTAAAATTAGAATTAAAAATATCTTTCGCATTAAATGCTTGACCTAAAGGTAAATAAGAAGCCATTACTTTTGTATTAGTATTTAAATTATTTGGTATAAAAGTATTTTTAATCATAATTATCTATTATAAATTATGGATATGTAGGTCGTCCATTTAATACTGCTAATTGACCTGTACCAATAATAATATCTCCTATTGGAGAACTTAAAGTAAAACTGCTCACTTTTTCACCATTTAACGGATTTATAGTTTGATAAATAGCACTTTCATAAGCATATTGCGGGAAATTTTCTCCCACCTCCGCTTTTTCTCCAAAAACTTGTTGTAAACTATTATAAATAGCATTTTGCATAGATTCATCATTAGGAGTTAATGTAGTAAAAGTAAATGTAACAGGAATAGGAGTAGGAGCAGAAACTATAATATCAGCTGGATCAGTATTAGCTGGTTTAATGCCCGTATTATAATCGATAATTTGTTTTTTAATAGTAGTAACTTGTAAAGGTGAAGGAATAGCACTAAAACCATTATTATCAAGAACGGTAAAATATATAGTGACTTGTCCAACATTTGGTGTTATATCAAATATCCAAATTTTTAATACATAATTATTTTGTTTAATAAATGATTCTATTGATGAATCGTTAAATAACGAAAAAGGATGTTGATAAGCAATTAAATATCTTTGACGATAACTAGCATCACTTTCCGCATTTGTACCGCCAATTAAACCATTGGCAGTAACATGTGCAACGGAATTAACGCCGGCGATTGTTGTACTAAAAGATAACGCTGCGCCATTACTTAAATTCGTTACTTCTCCCGTGGAATTACAAATAATTTCAGCAATAGCATTAGTTGTTATTCCTATTATTACACCTGTTGCTGGACTTGCCGGAGTTCCTGTTATTGAATAAGAAAAATGAGTATCATCAATAACAAGTACAGTCGCGGTTATATTATATTCTATTTGAACAGCCCCAGAAATTGTTACGCTATCACCTGATCCTAAATTATGGGCGCTATATGTAGTAACTGTCGCTATTGAACTATCGCGAATAATGCTAGAAATGTTAATTGTTCTCTGTGTTATTGTTACATCATCTTGTCCTTGATATATTATTCCCGTTGAATTTTGTAAAACAATATTAGATGCAGCAATAGTTATTCCGGCATTACCAGTTATAGATATATATCCAGTAGAAGCTTGCGCGGGATTGAATGTAATATTTTTTAATGTCCCCCAACGTTGTGCATATTCACCGTCGGCTGTATTTGGGAATAATTCTTTTTGCAAATTTTGCTGATTTACATTTAAATCATAACTGGCGCCACCATAACCCACGCAAATAGCGGAAATAGCAGAATTTCTAATAAATGGATCAGCTGTTGGCAATTCTGTTTGAACATCTGTTTTTATTCGGTCAATGACTTCTTGTCTGTTTGCTGGATATGTGATTGGCATTAGTTAATCTCCAAAGTATTATTCCAAAGAATATAAGAATTTGAATATATAATATTTAATCCTTTGTAAATTTTTACATTTAAAATCAATGTGTTATTTAAATAACTGGTCGTAACTTCAATACGATTAGCATATTGGTCATCAATTAACCATTGCAAACAATCGTAAGCATATGTTTTTGCATTATTAAGCGTATTATTGTTTTTTCTAGCTTGTGATAATAGCCATAATTTTGATCCGATTTGATAATTAATATAATCGCCTACTAAATTACCCCACCAACCACGCCTAGTTGCCGGTGCTGGCATTTCGCTTGCTTCTGCGCGTTTATCAACATAAACGGACATTAATAATGCCGTATCTAAACCTTCAGTTAATACAAAATCTCCATTTGAAAATGAAAAATCATAATAATCAGCGGAATTATTAAAATGTATATCAACAGCCATATTTATGCACTAGTATTATTACTAGATCCTCCGGTTATTGTTCCTGTATTTCCACCGACTGTAACTTCGTCACCTTTTCTTGCAATAGCTTCACCACCTGCGCCAAGATCAACCTTAGCATTAGTTTTAAATGTATTTCCAATTTGTTCAATATCAGCACTTATTGTCACTTTATTAGCATTTATATTTAAATTTCCCGTTGTTGTGATATTTATATCACTTGCCGCAGTTATAATCACTTTATTTTTAGAAGAAATTTCAATATCGCCATTTGCGAGAAATTTCACATAACTTCCTATTGCTGGACTTCCAAAAACAACTTCTCCAGATTTTAAATTTTTAAATCTTTCTTTAGCGGCATAAGGAATTACCATTAAATTTTCTTCTTGACCGCTAAGATTAAAAGATAATCCTAAAGTATTGGACGGGGCATTTGCGCTTATCCCATACGGATAAAGCGTTTGTGAATATGTAGTTTTACCATAATACGTAATTTGCGCATTAGAATAATCGCCAGAATCTTGGCCAGATAACGATACATAAACTTTTTTAATATAATTTGAAACTCGATTATGTATTTTATGAAATTGAGGTTTTATATTCATAATTAATTTTCTCCCTCAGTATCATTTTCAATATCACTGTTATCTTCAGATTCTTGCTCTTGATAATCATCAGCAATTTTTTTGCTTTTTTTATCTTTTTTAGTTTTCTTTTGTGTTTGAACTTTAAAAGCATCAGGAGTTGTCAAAACTAATTTAGTTTTTGTTCCGCCGTCCAAATCCATTATAAATTCTGTTGATAAGATTAACAAATTAGCATAAACATCATTTACAGAATCATTGACATTTAATAACATATTTGGACGCCAAATTTCACCATTAGTATTTTTAAATCCTTGCATGATTAAAGAATAAGAAAAACCATTAGCTTTTCTTACATTTTTTTCCCAATCCGCCCTATCCTGTCTTGATTGTTGATCTTCATGTGTAGTATCTGAAATAAAATTAAATATACGAACAACTCTTATTTCACTATCAGTTGATGTTGCTGTTGTATATGTTTCACTTTCGACAGGTGGTTGTTTTAATTGGTTAAAATCAGTAACAACACCTGACGCTGATGAATTTGTTTGTGATATTAATATATATTTATTAAATCTTTTACTATCATCAACACTCATATCAACCGATAAAACGCCATTTTTATTAGCATTAACATTAATATTGATAAAATCTCTTACAACATCATCATGCGCACGTGTATATACAATATTTCCGCTACCATCAGTAGTTAAAATTACTTGTCGTTTTTTTGCATATTTTTCTAAAAAATCAAATACAGTCTCACCAACTTCAGCAGCAATAACATCATTAGCAGAAAATATAGATAAATTATCAACTTCAACAGTTACATTAATATTATTTAATCCATATAATGATAATACTTTTTTAGTAATGTCTATTATTGAAATTGGAGTGCTAAAATTTAATTTTGCAGGTAAAGTATTATCAATTACATCACATGTTTTATCGCGCCCGCTTATTGATATGCTATGAGATTGATAATCAAAATGTGTATCAATTTTATTAACAAATCCTGTAATAATGGCATTTCCATAAATCAAAATTCGACATTCATCGCCGCGCTTAATCGGGAAAGTTCCAGATTGTGGATAACTAACATCACAAGTAAATTCATTGCTTAAACTTTCCATAGAAATGCTAGCGCTTCCATTTAGCAAGCCTTGATATTGCACGCCTTTTACTTCTAAAATAAAAGGATCTATATTTGCTGAAGAATTAAATATTGCCATCTTAATTCTCCGTAACCATATTAATATTGCCATTAATTACAGAAACATCCTTAAGAGAATTTAATCTTACAATTTCGCTTTCATAATCAAAATTAGCATAATATTTATACAATAATACTGTTAAAGGAGCTTGCAATACATCGACTTGAACAACTTTATTCGTATCTACTCTAACAGAATTAAGATATTGTTTTGTAGCGGTTCTTAATCTTTCAAAAGTTCTTAATAAAATACTTGGCAAATTATTATTGCTAAGAAAATATTGATATCTAGTTTCTAAATCGTTTACTATATAATCCAATTCGTTAGTATCGTCATATGTTATCATACAAGCATTCTGATACATGTTTATTAATAATGCGCCATTTGAAGTGCTATTTATCACTTGTGCGTTATTTATTTCTTCATCACTTACCAATGTATTATAATCAATATATCTATCATCAGAACCAAATTCATATACGCGCACGCACAAAGCATAAGATTGCTCAAAAGTCGTTCCAATATCGTTATAATCATTAATCAATCCGGTTATTGCTGCGCCTAATAAAGTTGGATCTTGAACATTGGCATAAACATTTTTTAAATAATTAGTACTGCTAATTGAAAAATCATTCAATGATGAAGTAGTAATATTGCTAGACGCCGTTATAGCATTTTTTAAAGTGTCATTTAAGGTTATGCATTTAGTGGCGGAATCATTAATGTTTTCTGGGTAATTGATTGTATATTGTGAAGAGACATTATTATTTAAATCTTTTATTAATGATGTCGCCAAACTAGTAACAGTTGAAATAGTCGTGCCAATTGAGGAAGGGAAAATACCTAATAAACTTTCTTCAAAATTTATATCAAATTTAGCCATTCCCAATTCGGTTGTAGAATGATCAATAGTAAATCCAGTACATATTACTGTAACCATTCCGTAAAAAGGATGAATTAAAATTCCCGTTCCTTTTATACGTAATGCAAGAGCTAAAGCATCTCTTCGAATATCATAATCATCACCAGCAACAATTGCTTTCATCGAAAAACTACGTAATTTTTGCCCTAATTCTTCGGTGTATGAATATGTTTTAAATGGGTATAAATGAGTGGTGGTCATCTTCCCTGTTTGCGTAGAATCACTTTCATACAGGAATTGAATCCCATTGAAAGATGCTTCATATAAACCATTTAAATAATCTTGTAATTGTGCCATTTTTTATCTCGATGGAGCCATGTACGCGCCACGATTCAAAGAGCTAACTTTTGTTGATGCATCAGATGATGATACTTTCCCAACAATGCCTTTAGGATCGTTAATATTTAAATTAACCGTACTTGTTGCATTAACATTATGTGTTTGCGCGATTCCCTTAGCTCCCATTGGCGTTATAGAAGTTTTTGGAGATTCTTTACCAGCAGGTGTTTCAGTAAACATTTTGTGATATACCCACCCAGCAGCTTTGACTACTTTACTACCAATAATTTTATACCAAAATTCGGCTATTTTTTTAATTATTTCCCATATTGCATTACAAAAATCCCTAAACGGTTTTAATTGTTTATAAGCTTTATAAATTCCAAATCCTATAGCTGCTATTCCGACTACTATCAATCCAATGGGACTAAAAATAGCAGCAAATACACCTAATAATAATCCGCCAATATATAATATTGGTGCCATTACTGCCGCTATTGCTAAAAATATAGCTACGTATTTAACTAAAGTCGCATGATGCCCAACAAAATCTCTAAAAGTATCTTCTGCTTTAGATAAAGTTGCTCTAAAACTATCTACCGCTGCCTTTGCATCAGTAGTACCCGAAATAGATTCTCCTATATCTTCAGCAAATAACTGGAAAATATGATGGACTTTTGTTAAAGATTCTTCCATAGTATCAGTAGCTTTATTTTTAGATACTCGCATTAATGCTTCATCTAATAAACTAACTCCAACTTTCCCTCTCACAAATGCTTTATAAGCATTTTCTCCCGATATCCCTGCTTGTTCTCCCATTTTTCTAATTTCAACACTTAATGCCGGAATAGTTCTTAATAATCTCTGAGCAGACATAGGATCAATAAAACCGCCTTTATTTTTTTTGGCACGCATTTCTGCTCGAATAATTGTATTAGAAACCGCTTCAAATCCTGCGCTTGTTCCTTCTGCAATTTCAGCAAACATTTTGGTTTGCTGATTTGCTTTTTCAACGCTATATCCAAATCCCAACAAAGCCATAGTTGTTTTTCCCAACTGATCTAACGGGACTTCTGTCTCTTTAAATGTTTTTCTTATGCCTTCCAAGGCTTGATTTGCTGTTGTTGCCGATCCGGTGGTAAGTAATAATCTTTTATGTAATTCATCAAAATCATTTACTTGCTTGAAGATATACGCTCCTCCTGCTAAAATTGGCGCAGTTACGCGTATAGCTAAACTCTTACTTAAACTTTTCATTTTAGCGCCAAATTTCCCTATTTTAGAAGTTGTTCTTTCCAACCCTCTTTCAATTTCACTAAAACTTTTTTCTAATTTTTTGAATGTAGGACTAAAATCATCAAATGCTTTAATCGCTATACCAACATCATAATTTCCAGCCATATTAGTGTCTCTGTTTTTCTAAACGCGCCATTTCTTTATTATATTCATCAGTAATTTGCTTAGCTCTTTCTTGCCATTCTAAAATCTCACTAATGGGCATATTAATAATATCTTGATAAGTAATAGCCCCTTTATAAAATCTCATCAATTCAGCACTTAAAAGCCCAATATTATCTTTGAAATTAGGTTCGCTAAAAGATATTAGGGCTTCAAAAAATTTGCGATATATTCTCCCATCAACCGATTAAATTCTTTATAACCAATAAATTCAAAATGGCTTTGAGTTATTGATATTTGTCCATCAAGCAAACAGATATTTTTTTCGGTTAATAATTTAATAAATTTATCGCGGAATTTATCCATATCAATAGATTTGCTCATGAACAAAATATTTATAATATCTTGAGCTTTCCATGGTTCATCTGCTTGATTTTCAAGTTGTTTTTGCTCTTCTGGTTTTTTAGAATTATCTTTATCATCTTGTTTTTTATTAGAAAATTCTAAAGCACCCTCTTTTAGAGCGCGCATAACGTCTTGGGAAATCACAGGCGCATAATGAGAAATCATTGAAGGAGCTTTTAAAGTTAAACTATTGGTTTGAACAGTAATACCTTGTGTGTGATAGCTGATTTCATCTTCACAAGTAAAAATAAATTCTTTATTTGGTTTAAGCATTTTATTAACTCCTACACTGCGGCATCGCTTGCGCATTCACAATCGATTTTACCGTCGGCGCCAAGCGTTACTTCATAATTATTATTAATTGATAAATGATTGAAACTACGAGTAAAATAAATACTCTGATCAGTTTGGCCACTTAAACTCGCGGCATTATTATTACCACCTGCTTTCCATGATCTTGCTAATGCGACATTATCAACAGTAGGGAAAATACTAAATTTCAAAGTAGAAAATTTACTTTCAGCGTTATCAATCCAAACTGTTTGCACCGCGCCGCCACCCAACGATTGAGTTTTAGTTTGTTGTTCGCCAAATCCTTCCGTATATGTAACAGAATTTGGAATAACGGGCACAACTTGATTATTTATTACAAGCGTAGGAGTCGATAAAACTTTTGTGCTTATTGCCATGTTTATTTACCTCTTTTTAATCATTATTGGTTAAAATTAAATCCGATTTGCATTTCTGCATAAATCTCACGCAATTGAGTAACTATCGGGACAATCATTGTTACGGTTGCCATTCCTGTTGCGATATCAACAGTTACAGTTTTATTTGCTTTAAAATAAGCTAAAGCGTCTTCACCCGCTTGAGTTAATACATAATTAGCGCTCGCCAATTGGGAATAAAGAGTATCAAAATAAGCACTGATTAAAGCGGCGTTAGCCATATTCTCGCGGATAATATCGCCAGCAGTTAAACGACATTGAGCAAATTTAGCGCGTACATTGTTGTAAAAATATTCGCGAATTTGACTTTCTGTCTCGACATATTCCAAATATTTGAAAGTGACATCGGCATTACCAGCAGAATCATTTTTATAAGTAGTAACTGTTTCGCCAAAAATAATTTCATCGTTAGTAGGATTATTGCCTAATACAAAACCACCGGCAGTTTTTAAATCATCCATTTCATCATCAGTCCATTCATTGCTATTATCTACAAGTGGTAAATTAACAACTGGAGTATTAAAAAATGGTAAACTTGCAATTGCGGGACCACCTAAAGCATCTAAACCACGCGCACTTGTATTATAAGAAGATAAATTTGAATTTTGTGTTAAACGCAATGCATTAATAGCGCCAATTTGAGAAGCAATTACATAATCTAATTCAACAATTGCCGAGCCTTTTAAATTTGATGCAGTAATTTTTTTATTACAGTGAATAGCGATATTATGATCATTTAAAGCGTTCAAAATTGTAATTAAATTAACAGCGGTATCTGTTTTACTTAAAACACCAATACCATCCATAACTTTATTATTAACATTCCATCGTGGATCTAATAAATCTGTTAATACGCTTAAATCCCAAGATGATGGATAAATAATCGTTTGATAACGTAATTGTGCTATTGGAGTAAATAAAGTCGTTAAAATTGGATTAGTAGCACCTCCAGTCATAGCAGTAATAGTTGCTAAATAATTGGAAATAGAACTAGTATAAGCAATGCTAATGAAATTGCCTTCTGTGCCTTTATTAATAGCGGTTAAAGCTAAAACATTAGCAGTAGCATGTACAGTCCAGAGATCATGTAAAGTATGTCCTGTAGTATGTCCAAAAGTAATAGATACGCCATTAGAAAGAGTTTGTGATAAACCTGTAATTGCTACTCCAGTTGTCCAAGTAGAACCATTATCATCTGACCATTCAAAAGTATCTGGTGTATCAACTGCATCTATTTTAATTATATATATTTTATTTGATGTCGCTGTATATGTACCTGAAACCGTTAAATCATCTAATCCTGAACCAGTAAATATTGGACTACTTAAACTTGTTGGTGCAGTTGCGATAACTGGACTTGTAGTATCTGCATTAATTAATGCGGCTACAGCAATTGCAATATTTCCAATTGTTTCTGAGACTGTTACAGGGACAGTATAAGTATTATTTTTACTTGATCCCACTATTACATTAATAGTGCCTGCAGAAGTTGGCGAAGTAAAAACTATTGAACCCACAGCAGGTTGTCCAGAAACATTATCTGTTAATGCTATAGCATCAAGTCTACTATCATTATTTATTAATTTAGCGGATCTAATCATTGCTGCAATCATGGAATTACGACCAAATAAAGTATCCCATGAAGCATCATTTAAAATATTTTGATATAATTGTCCGCTTGTAGCTGTTCCAGTAGTCATTTGCCCAACAAATAACATTTTTTGTGGTTGATTAGTCACAGGCTGTTGAGCTGATAAAATATTTATAGTAGTTTTTGGTAATCTTATTGTCATTTTTTAATCCTCTTTTTAAGTGGTTAAAGGCACATCATCTAAATTGGTATTTGTTTGCATAACATTCGTTTCAAAATCATTTAAAAATCCAAAATTCAAATCTCTAAACGCTACGCTCGTATCTTCATCAACGGTATCTTCATAAATTACGTCATAAATAACTTCGAATTTAAATTCGTGGACATAATAAGCATATGAATAAACATAAGGAGAATGCCCGGTAGTAATGCATCCAAAAGAAGTTTGATCGTTGTAAGGAGAAACAAATTTATAATTTAAAATTGTTTTAAATATAAGTTGATTTACATAGTCCATTTCGTCTCTTATCGACATTGCTCCTAATTCACTGGAACATGGAGCAGCTACATAAACGCTAAAAGGTGCAATTACTCTTTGTCGATAATCTTGTCCACTAACGCGTGAATAAGTAGCATCTGATTGTGTAAATCTATCTTTCGAAGTAGTTACATCACCTAAAACAACCCACATCCAGAATTTATTAATAGTTTGTTTTGTATAACTTTCAATTATCCTGTCAATAGAAACGGCGCCAGAAATTCGGGCATTGCATTGTATTGTAATTGTTCCCTGCGCTGGACTTTCGGGCGTACTAGTAATTGGATAAGTAAAAGTAGTATCATCAATTCTGGTTATTACATGTGAACCGTTATAACCGGCGGCATAATTACAAAGCGTGTAAATATGCGTGCCTGTTGCGGGAGTAACGGGGTTTCCCGTGACTTCGAATTCGAAAGTACGTCTATTTGGTTGGTGAATAAAAGTATGCGTGCCATTATATGCGGCTTGTGTTGCGCCAATTATATCGACTGTAGTAGTATAATTATCGGTAAAATCATGATTGCTAGCGGTAATAGCTGTAGCTACATTATCAATTTGCGTTAAACTGGTTATTGTTATAGGTGTTAATGCTCCGTTGATATAAACAATATCTCCTGTTATTAATCCATGCGGGGTAGTTGTCACACATGTAACAATACCCGCAGAATATGAAAGCGAAGTAACGGCTACCGTATCACTAAATAAATTAGTATATCTCGGTATTACATTTCTTAACTGTGTTACTATATCGGCGGCTTTCATTTGTTTTTCACTGATTGTTGAAATGCTTGTTGTATTCTATTTATAAGTTTTGTTCTGTTTTCTTTGTAGGATCTACTTATAAATGGACGTGGCGCTATTTTTTTAGAACCATTACCCGTCATTGCTATTAAATCTTTATATTCTAAATATTGTGCGTAATCACATCCCCAACGATTTTGATCTACACCAAAATTTAATTGTTCTGTTCCTGTAACTTTAAAATCTATAGAATTTCTTAATTTTCCAGTCCATTTTGCAGGAGCTTCGCCAGCAGCAGAGGCAACATGTCCTCGTGATTGTTTTAAAACATTTGATGTAATTCCAGATTTTTTAAATTTAGATTGTCCTTTTCTTGTTAAATAAATTCGCCCGTGTTTTGGTTCATCAATATATTTTTTCGCATCAGCAACCAAATCTTTGCCAACTTCGTAAAAAGCTGTTCTTATCGCTTTAGGCGTAACCTGCTTAAGCGCTTTCGCTTTTAATACGACTTCATTTACATTATTTTTTATTGATAAAGTCATAAAATTATGCGTAGTTTGCTGGGATACCTTGATCACCAGTTAAGGTTGTTAATAAATTCAAATAACGTCCTTCTTCGTCTAATATTTCAGCCGATAAAATGTCATAAATATTTTGAATGTTCATAAATTGGTTTTGATAAAATATCCAATCCTGAGAACTGATTTTTATTCCTGCGGTTGCGACAATATCCCAATAAGTATTTAAAGTGTGTCCGGTAACATGACCGAAAATAACCGAAATTCCATTTGATAATAATTGCGCCGCGCCAGTAATTGATATTCCAGATGCAATCCAAGTTACGCCGCCATCGCTAGACCATTTGAAAGTATCTACCGTGCCAACAGAATCAATTTGTACTCTGTAAATGAGTTTTGATGTAAATGTATAAGCACCAGAAGTGGTTAAATCGTTTAAATTAGTACTTATTCCGCTAAAAACAGGAGTATTTACTAATGATGTTGGCGGGATATTTCTAATTATAAATCTATGAGTAATAACTCTTTCTGTATTGGATTGATCAAATATAGACACACCTTTTGGAGTATCTATCAATGCCCAACATGCTAATTTAGCAGTAAAAGTTTCTGTGAAATTTAAATCACTCCCGACAGGATGTTTAATATCGCGATCATAAATAAAAATTCTGCTATTCATTGATCCGATATCAGGACGTCTATATTTTTTAACTGTAGTAATTAATTCAGCCATTTCTACCACCCGTTAAAAATAGTGCCGCTAAATATTGAAGGTGCTTTATATCGATCATAAACATCTAAAATCATTTGCGGCAAAACACTAGTAGTATCTTTCATCATTGACGCTGTATCATTTCCTCTATTCTCATAAATAAAAGTACAGTGTTGTAATAAAGCCATTTTCAAATCAGGATATTGCGCTAAAAAATCACTAGGATTTGCCGACATTCCTGCTGTAAATTCTATATTTATTGCATTATCTTCTTGTTTTATATTATTAAATGGAAATTGATATCCTTGTAATAATAGAATTTGTGCGTAATAGGATTTATCAGCTATTTGGTAAATAGTCGGGTCAACAGTGACATATAATCCTGTTGTAACGTCAATATATTGAAATTTTTCTAGTGAAACGAAATATCCTTTTCGTAATTCAAAAGCATTTGCATCAAAATTATCTCTAGTTGTTTGCCATTGGGTATTAATCAATGATAAATTCATATATTCTTCAGCATATCTAATCGCAGAAGCTATAATTAAATTTAAATATGATGCCTGTTCCAATAACACATCAACGCGAATTTGATTTTGCATATCTTGCGCAGTAATAGGTAAAACCGGTAATGTCCCGATTCTCTTATATTTAAAAGAATCGGATTCATTAACGAATTTACTTTGCTGATAACTTGCAAGATATGTACTTTGCATCGCTATACCAAGCTCAAAACAACACTGTTATTTAAAAATATTTCCCATTGTGTTGCTGATTTATAACCAATAGTTAAACGATCATTTACTGCATTAAATGTTGCAGTATTATTTGTCCCATCAAAAGTTACTCCGGCCGCACATGTAAAAACAACATCACCAGATGTTCTGCTAACAATATTTATATCGCAAATACCATATGGAACAGGAGCGGCTAAAGTCATTGCTGCCAATCCAGTGCCGGCCGCTATCGCAGCTTTACCAGCAACAGCAATGGCGCCATTTGCACTATATGCAGTTACTACTTGATTTAAAATTACGGTGCCATTACCAGAACCAGATAAAACAGCATTAATCTGTGTACCTGTATATGCAACGCCAGCAAATTCACCTGTACCCGTAGCACTTATGACAAATTGATTATCATCTGGCGTGCCGCTTGTTGAAGCAGAAGGCGATCTAAACCCATTCAAAACATCGGATTCATTAGGATAAAAAGCCATATTAATACCCTCTATTTAATTTAATTTTTATAATTTAATTTGACCATTTTGTTTTCAAAATCACTTTTAAATTCATTTTTAACATCATCTGAATTAATGATTTTCGCAACTTTATTAAACGTCAAATAATCGGCAATAAATTTTTCAACCATATACTTATTACCTTGTTGATAATTTTTATTGCGAAAAGAAAATGATGTAAGCATTAAAACCCACATCATTTCTATTTTTTTTCTGCATTTATCACAAGACATGCGTTTATTTATCCTTTGGAGTTACATTGTGATGTGGATCGCTTAATATCGCTACAGCACTTAATACACCGCCGCTTGACGTTCCTGTTGAAACAAAACTTAAGCGAACATATCTATGTTTATTTAAAACACCAATTCGCGCTGTCTTATTATCATCAGGAGCGGTAAAAGTAGCATCAGCATAAGGATTTACTGTGCCTGCTATTGGGCTTGGCGGTGTGGTTGGATCAGTAATAGGAATAGTTCCTATTAGAAAATCTGCTGGGGTAGCAATTGGACTAGCCAATCCTGAATCGTCACTTTCGTAAACTACTGGAACAAAAGTTCCATCAGTAATAGTTCCTGAAAGTATTACAAATTCGACTGATTCGTACCCTAAAGTATCGATAATCGCACCATTAGTAGTCGTATTAGTACCAATAGTTTGAATAGTTAAAGCTGGATAAGTTTTAACCTTATTATGTAAATCTAATTGAGCCATTTTTTTTCTCCTATTAACCGATTAAACATTTAACTAAAGCTTCGCCCATTACTACCTTGCCGCCTAAGCGTCTGATAAAGGTAAATTTGACTTTGCCAGGGAAAGTTAATTCATCACGAATCATATACATTTGCATACGATCAACGATGGTATAACCACGCTTTAAATCGCCCATAACGATAGGAGTTGCGCCCGATCCGATGTTTGGCATATCAGGAGCTATAATGTATTTCTCGCCGCAAATAGTGGCTGGTTGACCGGCTGATAACTCGCCTTTATCGAACATGTAACGACCTTGACCGTCTTTTAATTCCCAAATAGTCAAAAAGGTAAATTTGTTCATAATGAAAGTTTTTTCATATGCTGGCTGACCGTAAATGTTCCATTTAATAGATTTCATCATTTCTTTCAAATCGTCCGCAGTAATTACGCCAGTTTTTTTCGAGTTATAAACAATTACATTTGGATTAACTAAAATACCTTCGACTTGATTGACGCCAGTACCATTGATAAATCCATTACCTTCTGCTTGTGCAAAAGATTCTGTTACATCGGCACTAATTAAAGATGGCATATCAAAAGGACTATCTTGTAGGTCTTCTAAAGTAACGACTGATTGCACAGAAAGACGTTTCATATGAATGTCTTCACGGGCATATAAAGAATTAGATACGCCAGTAGTTACATCCGCGGCTTCATATTCCCAATATGATGTAGTCAAAACATTACGAACTGGGAATTGAATTACATTTGAGTATGTCTGCATGACATTGGCATATTGACGAATCGGTGAATATTCAGTACCACGCTTGAATATTTGCATGGTCATTTCTGGTGCAATTAATAAACCGCCAGAATCGGCTTGATCGGTACGTAAATACTTGGTATCAATTACTTGACGACCATATTGCTTAGCGATTGGATTGTACTTATAGCCATAAATTTGAACATCGTCTTTCAAAGCCATATGCTTCATAAATATAGGATCGCTTTGTTTTAAAACATTTTGATCGCGACATTTAATCAATTTTTCAAAAGATTCTTGTAAATCTTTATTTAATACTTCTTCGCCATCGGCAGTTTTAACACCACCTTTGCTAGAAGCGAATCGTTCAAAAGCCTTGATGACTTTATCTTGTTCTTCTTGTTTTGATTTTTGTTCTGCAAGTTTTAATTGCAAATCATTATTTGCTTTTAGACAGACATCTAAGTCTTTAGAGACTTTGTCCATCAATTCTTTTTTAGAAGCTTCACTATCTCTAAATGTTTTTTGCATCTCTCGCGCTATTTCAGCAAGATTTGAATCCATTTGTTGCAATTCAGTTTTAGTTGCTTCTTGTTTAATTTCTTCGGACATGATTATCCTCACATAATGTTTAGTTGATAAAAAAATAAAATAAATACAATTTTTTTAATGGAAAACCATTTATGGAATGACAACGGAATGCCCGTTTGAATAAGATACGCGTAATTTACGCGTTATTTTTGAATTGATTTAAGAATATTGATTGATTCTTTAATCTGCATTACATTTTTATAATTATGTAATGTTTCTGTTAAAATTGATTCGGCAGATTTAAGTTGATTCTCTTTATTAAAATAAGAATCTGTTTTTGTTTTAATGTTTAACTTTGGTACAACTGCTTCTGCTAAAAATAGAGCTGTTTTTTTAGAGCAAATTCCATTATGAAGCAATTTAGAAATTAAATATGATTTTGTTCCTTGTTCTAATTCTTCACTTTTAATAATGTGTAATAATTCATTGATTTGTACTGTATTTATTTCATCTTCACTGGATTTAACATCATTAATGCGCGCTAATGGATTCATAGGTATACCAACTGCACTAATTTCCCAAAGATTAAGTTGTTTTAATTTCCTAATCATGGAGCCGTCATCATCACCAGAAGGTTCAAAATCGTAATCATCAGATGTATAACCAATAGACATTGAATCGATAACGCCTTGTTTAGTTAATGCATAAACGTCCTTACCACGCCCAACATCTAAATTAATAGCACCTTCACAATATAATCCTTTTTCATCTTCACGCATCGTTTGAGGATCAAAACCGCCAATCATATCCATCATAGAATGCTGAAAACACATTGGGATCTTTTTTCCTTGTACTCTATAATCTTCAATGGATTTTACAAAAGCACCACGCATAACAATGTCACCGCCTCGATCTACATTGCCGAAAGTAGAAGCATAACCTTTTATATAGCCAAAATTTTGATCTTTAACTGCTTTAGTTTCAGTAGAAAGCAAATTAAATCTAAAAGTTTTATATTCTATAGTATTAGACATATTTTTTCCTGTGGCTGGCTCAAACTCTATTGGTTTATAATCGTGATCTTTTAGCCATTTTCTCGCTTCATCAGCGGTGAATTTTGACGAATCAAATCTGATGGCTTGTACTTCAGTTTTACCATCATCTAAAATTCCCCATATAACATCGATTCCAGAACCAAATTTATCATTTTCACGACGAATTTTTTTATATTTATCGGGCGAGTTTATTCGAGCTGCATGTTCGTGTTTTTCAGGCATAAATTTTAACTATCTTAAGATCATAATTTATTTATTATCCATATTAACAGGTTAAAATATCAAATGGAAGCAAATTTATTAAAAATATCAATGATTTAAGCCATTATGTTTTTTATCCCATATTGATTTATTTACATTTTTATCGCGTCATATTGATTTTTATAATTGACTTAATCGTTAATTTATGGTTAAATTTTAGATTAAATAGCCATAGGACATAACCTCTTGTTTTTATCTTGGTTATGTCCTATAGAAATAAATATTTTAGGTAAAAATATAAATGACAAATGAAGATAAGCGCTTTCTTCGCATAGGAGAAGTCAAAAGATTAACAACATTAAGTAAAACAACTATAAGAAGACTTGAAATACAAGGTAAATTTCCCAAACGCTATAAATTAGCGCAGAAAGTTGCTGCTTGGGATTATGAAGAAATATTATTGTGGATGGAAGATAAGAAAAAATGACCATTAAAACAATTAAAGTATTTTATTTACGTGAAAACATAAAAAGTATTGAGGTTTATAATGTTATAAAAAAAGAAAAAACAATTAATTTTGGCATTTTAATTCATTGTATAGGTGGTGTTATACACAAAAATTATTATCTTTATCCAACTGAATCCGCAAGAGACTTAATTTATGAAAAAATAAAAGAAAGTCTTCATAATTGTCATTGCATTGAAATAACCGCTGAAGGAGAATTAATTTAATGATCACAGAAATAACTGAAATGCAGGAAAAAATAAAAGTTGAAAGTATAACAATCAATACATCCCTTTATGATTTTATATCAAAAATAAGATATGATAACGGAGAATTAGCTTTTGATAAAGAAAATCAAAAATTTTTAAATGTTCCGTTGCTCTATTGTGACAACGAGATGTCTATTTTATATTTTGATTCAGTTGGGGATAACAACTCAAACGATCCTATAATTTCGATTTCATATTTATATAAAAATTGCGCGTTTAATATTAGGATAAAAATTAACTCAGATGAATATATTCCCGTAGAAACTGGAAGTTATAAAACAGCTTCTAGTTTATTGTCTGAAATACAAAACACTATCCTCGAAAAAATCAAAATCAACAGAGAACAATATATAGAAAGGCAAAAGGAAAAAGAAAAAGAAGTAACCATAAATTTACCTTCTGTTGTTAATTGTTCAAACGATAAATTAGAACCTACAATAAAAAACCTCCGCACATTATTTGATCAAATTTATGATATTAACATCAAAAAAGTAAATCTAGATCCTTATAAAGACGCTTATGAGATAACTATTAACGGTATTATCGATAATAAGAGATAATTTATGAAAATAGAAAAAGAAATTCTTCATTTTAAACTATTTTGCAATCATAAAACCATTGGATATATTTTAGAATATAAAGATGCTGAGGGAAAAAATCTTTTTGATATAAAGGACAATACCATTCATGGCATACAAATAGCTTTAAATGAATCTCTAAATGACAATGAAGTTTCTCTTATTAGCTATAAAGTTTTTGAAGATTCTTATAATGGAATAATTAATATGAATATTTTTTCTCCTTTCGTATCTCTAAAACTCAATCATGAAAATAAATTTCTTGTTAACCTAAAGCATGATTTTCATCCCTCTTCTACATTTTTAAATAAATTGAAGGATAGCATAAGAGAGCATTATCG